TCCTCTAGATCGCCAGGAGTAGGATATGATCGTGCTGTAGAGAGAGCCTCCCATCATCGTGCTCCGAACGGCCCAGTCTTAGCCAGGCGGGGCCGTTCCTGCATCTTGGGCTTCCTTTCCATGCTCTCTGGGCGTAGTCTCGCGCGCATGGCATCTCCCAGCGCTCATGTCGGACCCTCCCGGCTCGTGGGAGGCCAGGGCGTCAAGAACGCCCGAAAGGTGGATCTGACCGTCGATGTCGAGATCGACGAGGCCCTGGTATGGGGAGATCGAAAGGCCGTCGAGCAGCTGGCTAGATCCCATACCGTCCGGGCGGTGGAGGTCCTCGCCTCCCTGATGGAGTCGTCCGAGGACGACAAGACCCGGATGTCCGCGGCGAAGGCCCTGGTCGAGATCGGATGGGGACGACCGCGCGCCGGAAAGGAATCCGCCGTCGCCAAGACCGGGCTTACGATCAACGTCATCCGGCACACCGACCCGGAAGGCGAGCGCCTCGTGCGCCAGATCGAAGAGGCCAAGGTCGCGCAGCCGAAAATGGTAGATCACTCGACAGGAATCCTGATCGAACGAGAGGATCTATAGATGAAGGCGCAGGTCTCCATCTTCGACTCTGATTTCACCAGACTGTTCGTGATTGCGAACACCTCGCGCCGTGAGATCGCCCGCAGGTCCGGTGTCCACATCACGACCCTTCGGCGCTTCGAGCGTGGAGCGCACACACGGAGAGCATCGCGGGACAAGATCACGCACGTCGTACTGGAACTGCTCCACCAGCTGAGATCCGCGTGACAGCGTTCACGGACTGGTGCGCCTCGATCGGACTCGACTGGAATCCTCCCTCGCCAAAGAAGCCGCACCAGACAGGAATCTTGAGATGGAGCGGATCCTTGGGTCCGATCAAGGTCGCCGTCCTGATCCCGGACATGGCGGATCGAAACGGCGGGATGATCTGCTATGCGAAGTCCCAGATCAAAGAGCACGCCCTGATGCACATGCTCGATCTTGCCCGTAAAGCCAGGCAGAAGAAGTCCGACGACTTCTGGGACGAGATGGAGAACGAATCCATCCTGGAGACCGAGAAGTCCACCAAGATCCAGTTCTCGACCTTCTATAGGCAGAGCAAGCTGGATCAAAGGCCCGTTCGCAGATTCTTGGAGCTGGTCTATGGGACTCCAGGTCCATGACGGAGATCGTCCTCCCGCATCTGTGGAAGCCGCGTCCGTACCAGATGAACGTATGGAGGGCGCTCGAAGCTGGAGCGCGCCGAGTCTGCTGCGTCTGGCATCGCCGCGCAGGAAAGGACGCCGTCGGTCTGAACTGGACCGCCGTCCAGGCGTTCACGCGACCGGGGCTCTACTGGCACGTTCTCCCGACGTACCGACAAGGTCGAAAGGTGGTCTGGGAAGGACTCCAGCGAGACGGTCGATCCTTTATGTCGGCGTTCCCGAAGGAGTTGGTGACGCGCGTCCGAGACGACGAGATGACGACCTGGCTCGAAGGCGGAAGCATGCATCAGGTCGTCGGTGCCGAAGACGTGGACCGACTCGTCGGAGCGAACCCGGTCGGCGTCGTCATGAGCGAATACTCGCTCCACAACCCGGAGGTGTGGGACTACCTGCGACCGATCCTCGCCGAGAACGGGGGATGGGCGCTCTTCCTCTATACGCCGCGTGGAAGAAATCACGGGTGGAACCTCTACGAGCAGGCTCTCGACAGCCCCTACTACGATGGTGGAATCTGGTACGCAGAGATCCTCACCGTGGACGACACGAACGCGATCCCGAAAGAAGCCATAGAGGACGACCGACGATCCGGGATGCCGGAAGAGCTGATCCAGCAGGAGTTCTACTGCTCCTTCTCTGCCGCACTCGTGGGTTCCTACTACGGGGATCGCCTGTCGGACATCGAGAAGGACCAGCGCATCTGCGCCGTCCCGTGGAATCCAGAGAAGCCTGTCATGACGGGCTGGGACCTAGGAATCGGTGACTCCACCGCCATCTGGTTCGCCCAAGAAATCGGACCGGCGATCCACGTCATCGACTATCTAGAGGACACCGGGAAGGGAATCGACCACTACGTCAAGCTGCTGGCAGAGAAGCCCTACACCTACTCGGATCACCACGTCCCGCATGACGTGATGCAGCGGAACATGAGCGGGAAGAGCACCTACGAGATGGCGAAGGCGCTTGGAATCCGCATGAAGGTCACTCCAAAGATCGCTCTACAGGACGGGATCAACGCCGTTCGTGCGTTCTTGCCGCGCTGCTACTTCGATTCGGTCAAGACCAAGCAGGGGCTCGAAGCCCTTCGGAGCTACCGAAAGGAATGGGACTCGGAGCGAAGGTCCTATCGGAACAAGCCGCGCCATGACTGGTCGAGCCACGGTGCCGACGCATTCCGAACCCTCGCTATGGGCGTTCGTCCCGCCGGAAAGAACGCAACACGAAGGAACGAGCCGCCGCAGATGGCGATCGTCTAGGAGACCTGCATGTCGATGGCGATGGTCGCTCTGGTCAATGATCTGGTGCAGCGCGTCGAGAAGATAGAAGGAAGTCTCCTGAACAACGGAGAGAAGGCAGAAGCGATGCTGTCGCGTGCCGAGGCCATAATCTCGAATCTGGAGAAGACCACCGAAGATATGACCGTCCAGATCGAGAAGAAGATCGCGCAGGCGACGATGGACATGATTACCAAGGGTGAAGTGCGCGTGTACGACACGACGAAGCCGGTCCCCACCGCTCCGCTCGTGATGAACGCCCTCGTCAGTGGACAGAAGGATCTGGACGCGATGGCGGAGGTTCTAGATGCCGAAGAAGCGTGAGAAGCTCTCGGATGAGGACATCAAGTCCATTCTGGACGCCCAGATCGGGGACGCAAGCGGGCGCGAGGACTCGTACCTGGCGCGCGAACGTGCTGACATGATCCGCGGGTACTTCGGGAAAAAGTTCGGCAACGAGGTACCGGACCGTTCGTCTGTGGTCCTCACCGACATCCGAGACACCGTGGAATGGATCATGCCGACCCTGATGCGGATCTTCATGGGTGGGTCCGAGACCGGAACGTACTTCCCGCGAACGAAGGAAGACGAAGCGTGGGCGAAACAGTGTTCCTCCTATGCGAACTACGTCATCCGCGAGAAGAACAGCGGATACCAGGAGTTCTATTCTTGGTTCAAGGACGCCCTGATCGAGCGCAACGGGATCATCAAGTACGGATGGTGCGAAGAGGCGAAGCGCGTCCGAGAGGAATACCTACAGATCGACGACGAGCAGATCACCATGCTCATGCGCGACAAGTCGGTCGAGGTCGATACGCACGAAGTCGTCGAGGTTCCGCAGTCAACCCAGGATCCGATGACTGGAGAGCTGATCGAGGCACCGCCGGTAAAGATGCACGACATCGTCGTGTACCGGACGATCAAGAACGCGGGATTCAGGTTCTACTGCATTCCTCCCGAGGAGTTCTTGATCGAGAAGAGAGCAGACGGTGATCTAGATCGTGCGTCGTTCATGGCCCATCAGTGTGTGAAGACCCGTGGAGAGCTGATTGCGATGGGTCTCCCGAGGGACATCATCTCAGAGCTTCGCATGGAGGACGAGAACTACACCTCCCCGGAGAAGCTGGAGCGCTACGCCGTCGATGAGAACCAGCCGATCGACAGGAGTTCTGGATCCGACAAGAGCCGAGATCCGATCCTGGTGACGGAGGCATACCTGAAGGTCGATGCCAACGGAGACGGGATCCAAGAGATTTTGAGGGTTCTGTGCGGAGGCGGACACGGGAATCTAGAGATCATCGAAACCGAGGAGGTCGATGAGTTCCCGTTCGCGTCGATCACTCCGACTCCGGTCCCGCATCGCTTCTGGGGACTCGGCGAGTCGGACATGGTATACGACTTGCAGATCATCCGCTCGACCATCCTGCGCCAGATGCTCGACAACATGTACCTAACGAACAATCAGAGATATGGGATCGTCTCCGGCGAGGTCGAGGTCGATGACCTCATGACCACACGTCCAGGCGGATACGTCCGCATGAGCCAGCCTGGAATGATCGAGCCCCTCGCCCAGCAGCAGCTCGGGTCGGCACCGTTCAACCTGCTGGAGTATTTGCACACGGTCAAGGAGAACCGCACCGGGATCACGCGCTACAACCAGGGAACGGATGCGAGTTCGCTGAACCAGACTGCGACAGGGATCTCGGCGATCATGTCCGCATCGCAGGCGAGGATCGACTCCATCGCCAGAATCTTCGGAGAGACAGGAATCAAGCGCCTGTTCCGTGCCATGCTTCGAGCGTTCAAGGAGCACGCGGACGAGATCAAGGGAGAGATAGTACGCATCCAGGGAAGCTACGTTCCGATCGAGCCCGACAACTGGGATCCGAACATGGACGTGCAGATCGAGGTGGGAGTCGGTGCCGGGAACGTCGAGACGCGCGTGGCGCAGCTGACACGCATCCTGGAGATGCAGGCGAACATGGTCAAGCTGGGTCTCGCGAATCAGGTCGTGGATCCCTCTAAGCACTACGCCTCGGCCGCGAAGGTCGTCGAGGAGATGGGATACCGGAATCCAGAGCAGTTCTTCATGAACCCCGCCAACGCCCCTCCGCCTCCTCCGCCTCCGCCGGATCCGAAGATGATCGCTGCACAGGCGGACATGCAGAAGAAGCAGTCCGAGATGCAGATGAAGCAGGCGGAGTTCGAGATCGAGAAGCAACGCTTCGCTCTCGACCAGCAGCGAGAGATGGCGAACCTGGAGATAGAGAAGATGAAGGCGGACGCCGAGATCAGGATCAAGATGGGGCTGGCGGAGGCGGATCAGAGGCTTGCACGGGCTCGTTTCCTGTCGGATGCCATGCTCAAGAAGGGGAGAGCGGAGCAGGAGTTCGCGGCCAGAGAAGGACGGCATCAGCTGGAGATGTCACAGGACCAGGAATCCCACGACCAGGACATGCGTCTCAAGGAGAGCGCTGCCGATCATCAGGAAGACATGGACGAGCGCCATCTAGAGGCGCAGCAAGGAGAGACCGATGCCGAATGAAAAGGCGAAGGCGACGGAGGAGGCCCCCGCTGTTCAGGTGCAGGGCGACGGAGCGCAGGTGGCACAGCATGTGTTCGATCTCATCAGTCCGCCGGGTAGCGGGATCGGGATCCTGAACGCGCACGAATCGGTCCACAACGTCGTGCAGTACGTTGTTTCGCTTGGAGCGAAGCAGGGCTGATGGCGATCGAAGGAGAAGTCGATCTCGATCGCGAGGTTCGGGACGGGCAAACGGCCAAGACGCTGCTCGATCATCCGCTGCTCAAGAACGCATTCGAGCAGATGGAAGAGCGTCTCTCGCGATCTTGGAGAGACTCGAAGCCGGGCGACGTGGAGCTTCGCGAGCGATGCTGGCGGATGCTCCACGCCGTCCGGGCTGCGAAGAAGGGCTTGACGGAACTCGTAACCACGGGCAGGATGGCCGCAATAACGCTCTCGGACGCCGAGGAGCGGGAGCATTCTCGATCAGGAAGCGAAAGCTGAACAGGCCACCGTCGATCGGCTGCAAGCCTTTCTGACGGACAAGCCCAGACCCCCCGAGAGTGCCAAGGATCTAGAGGGAAGCTCGCACTCGGAAGATCCCGAGTCCGCAGAGCCCAGTCCCGAAGTCCGTTCCGAAGGTGAGGAACAGACCTCGTCCGACGCCGAACCGAAGGCGGAGCCGTCCGAGTCCGAGGAGAAGGACGAGGCTTCCGAGTCCGACGAGACGAAGAAGCCGGTCGAAGAGAGGGGCGTCGAGACCTTCGAGGACCTGGCGAAGCTCTTCGAGGTCGAGCCGGACGCACTCGCCTCTCACCTCAAGGTCGTCGGTCCCGACGGAACCCTGATGCCGCTCAAGGAAGTTCTGGACGCCTTCAAGGCGCTTCCAGCCCAGCAGCATTACAAGGAGCAGCTCGACCAGTACCGAGCCAAGATCGACGAGGCTGCCGGTGAGGTCGAGGAAGAGCGCTCCGTCTCCCTCACCAAGATGCAAGAGCTGATCCGGGACCTCGACGCGATGGTCAAGGACAACTTCGAGAACATCGACTGGAAGCAGCTCAAGGAAGAGAGCCCGGACGAATACCTCTTGAAGCGCGAGGAGATGCGCGAGAAAGAGGAGAAGCTCGCCTACGCCAAGAGGGCGAGTCTTTTCGAGTCCCAGAAGCAGCAGGAGTCCCATCGCAAGCAGCGCGAGGCGTTCCTGGCTCGCGAGGCAGAGCTGCTTCTTTCCGAGGTTCCCCAGTGGAAGGACCGCGAGGTGTTCGCCAAGGACCACGCGGTCATCCAGCGATACCTGGCGAGTCGTCGTTTCGATCCCCAGACGATCAACGGCATCGAGGACTCCCGATTCTTCCGAGTCGCCTGGGAGGCGGCTCAGTGGTCCTCCCTCCAGAAGGACAAGCCGATGGCCCTCAAGAAGGTCGCCTCTGCTCCTAAGCTGTTGAAGCCTGAAGCGCGCCGAGTTCGTGAGACCGGCGACAAGAAGGTGATCGAGGATCTCAGAAGGACGCTCAAGAGGACGGGGGACGACAAGGTCGCCGCCGAACTCATTCGACGGAGGTTCATGTAATGGCGAATCCGGGAACATTCGACACCTACGACGCCGCAGGAATGCGGGAAGACCTGATCGACATCGTGTACGACATCTCGCCCACGGAGACGCCGTTCACGATGATGGCTGCACGCGGGAAGGCGACGGCCACGCTGCACCAGTGGCAGACGGACTCTCTCGCCGCCGCTGCCGCGAACGCCGCGATCGAAGGCGACAACCCGACGGGGAACAACGCTCGGGCCACCACGCAGCTGACGAACCGCACGCAGATCAGCACGAAGGTCGTGAAGGTCTCCGACACGATCGAGTTCACAGATCGTGCCGGTCGCGACAAGGAAATGAGCTTCCAGATCATGAAGCGGCTCAAGGAGCTGAAGCGTGACGTGGAGTTCATCCTGTGCGGGAACCAGGCCCTCTCCAGCCCGGCTGGAGGCAGCGAGACGGTCGCTCGTCTGACGGCCAGCCTGGAGGCGTGGATCATCACGAATCCGGCGGCGTCGATGGCCTCTTCCCTCGGAGCCGGTGACAAGGCGCTCGGTGTCAACGGACTTCCGGGTGTCATCACGAACGGTGCGATCTCGTCGGCCGCCGCGGAAGGGACGCTTCGCGCCTTCAACGAGGCGCAGTTCAAGGACGGCATCTCGCGATGCTGGGACGGTGGCGGGGATCCCTCCGTCGTCCTGACCGGAGCCGCCCAGAAGGTCGCTCTGTCGCAGTTCGCGGGCATGAACAACACGACGAAGATGGACAAGACCGAGGACATGACGCTGTTCGCGGCCTTCGACGTGTACGTCTCGGACTTCGGGAAGCACAAGATCGTTCCGTCCCGATTCCTGCGCCGAACGTCGGGTAGGGATCGCAACGTGTTCCTGCTCGACCCGTCCTTCTGGGAGGTCGCGTACCTGCGGCCCTACGAGCAGAAGCCGCTGGCGAAGACGGGAGACAACGAGACCCGGATGCTCACGGTCGAATATTCGCTCGTGGCCCGGAACGAGGCGTCCAGCTCGAAGGTTGCCGACCTGAGCTGATCCCCATGATGAGGCCGGGGGAACGAGCCCCCGGCCTCTCTGCTCTCTCAAGGGGGATCTAGATGATCTCGAAGAAGCGAATCACACGGATCATCGCTGCGGGAGCGCGAACCGCAGTCTTTGTGAGCGATACCATCGACGGGAACGGTCTCGATGATCTGTTCCTGGCGATCAACCTGACCGCGTTCACGGGAACCAACGTCATCGCGACCCTCGAAGGCTCGACCGACGGCGGGACGACGTGGTGGTCGATCGTTCCAGACATCACGTCGATCGACGCTGGCGCGAGCGCCTGGAATCCGACGACTCCGTCCATTACGCTCACGGGAACCGGGATGATCTCGATGCGGTATCGAGGTCCGCTTCTGACTCTTCTCCGGGTGAACGCCACCGGGACCTTCACGACCCTCAACATGACGATCGACGCGGTCGCGATGATCGGGGGGACCCCGAACTAGATGGGCCTGCTCGACCGAATCCACGACGGAGTGATCCAGGAGACGACCCACTGGGACGAATCCGAGGAGAAGCTGGTCGTGCATCGGGAGCAGGACGTGACGGATCTTCTCGCTGACAACAGGAAGATGTTCAACAGCGGAATGGACGGGTACACACCCAGCCGGGATCTCCAGTTTGCGGCTCGGATCCCGCTGATCGTGATCGAACAGTGGTTCCGTCAGGGAATCAACTTCTTCGACCCGAACGACTGGCCCAAGGTCGAGCGAATGCTGAACAGCAACGAGTACCTCTACCTGCGAGTCGCTCCCGGTGCGCTCTAGTGGCCCTCAACACCTATCTAGACTTCATAGCAGCCATCAACAACTGGCTGGCGCGTGACGACCTCGCCTCGGTCGGTCCTGACCTGATCCGTCTGGCCGAGAATCGGATACAGCGAGAGCTGAAGCTGCGGGCATTCGAGAGTTCCGTGACGGATGTCGTTTCTGGCTCCCTGCTCACGCTTCCCGAAGACTGTCTGGAGCCTCGGATGCTCACGCTCAACGGCAAGACCGTGGAGATCGTCAGCTCGGACCGGGGAATCAAGGAGACCACGGCCAGTGGAGCGGCGCAGCCGATCTTCGCATACAGCGAAGGTCTCGGGATGCGGCTGTGCCCGGCCCCGGATAGCGACTACTCGTACACGCTGATCTACCAGGCGCGCATTCCTCCTCTGGGTCAGATGGACCAGGAAGGAAACACCGTCACGGAGAACTGGCTCACCCAGAACGCTCCTGACCTGTTGCTCTACGCCTGTCTTCTAGAGGCGGCACCGTTCATCGGGGACGACCCCAGAATGGGTGTGTGGCAGGCACAGTTCGATCGCGCCGCTCTCTCGATGCGAAAGATGGATTGGCGCGCGAAGACGGGCGGAGGAACGCTCCGGCTCAGACCGGATCGGGTGGCCTAGTCATGGCCCCGATGGTCCCCTTCGGACCCTACGCGCCGGACGTTCTGGGTGCAGACGGAGGCCCCGCGCTCCAGATCGCGAACAACGTGATCCCGACTGCCCGAGGATATGCCCCGCTGCCTTCGCTGTCAGACTTCTCGGCGCAGCTCGTAGGTGCGTGTCGAGGGGCTTTCAGTGGTCTCGATCTAGATGGAGATCCGTTCGTAATCTCCGGTACGGCCACCAAGCTCTACATCCTACGGACCGGCGGACTAGACGACGTGACTCGCATCGCACTCGGATACACGGTCGGGACGACGGGCCACTGGGAGTTCGCCCAGATGGGGAACGTGGTCATCGCCGTCAACGGAACCGACAAGACACAGTATTTCGACCTGGGTACGAGTGCGAACTTCGCAGACGTGACGGGAGCACCGATCGCGGCTCACGTCGCCACCATTCGGAACCAGATCCACCTGGCGAACATCATCGACCCGATCGACGGAACGGTCGAGTTCAGAATCCGATGGTCCGCGTTCGGGGATCCTCTTGGGTGGCCCGCCGTCGGATCCGATCAGGCCATCTTCGATCAGTCCGATCAGCAGGATCTACCGGCGGGAGGTCCAATCGTAGCGATCAAGCCTGCTCGTGAGATCGGGATCATCATCCAACAGCGAGACGTGATGCGCTTGGACTATGTCGGAGGAGACCTGATCTATTCCATCTCGACCATCAGCCAGGGGAAGAGTCTCAACATCGGAGAGACTGCCGTTCAGCAGGACGACGCCGTCTACTTCCTATCCGAGGACGGCTGGTGCATGACCGAGGGATCGACCCTGTCGTATATCGGAGACGAGACCGTGGACAAGAGTGTCCTGTCCCTGTTCGATTTCGACAATCCGCACCTGGCGAGTGCCTGCGTTGATCCTGAGAAGAAGATCGTCATGTGGTGTCTCCCGAAGCACGACGAGCTTGGCGTCACGAAGCTCGTGATCTACCACCGAACGCTTCGCCGATGGTCTACAGGGGACGAGACGATCGAATGGCTCGTGAGCGCTCTCCCGAACGGGGTCCAAATGGACGATTACCCGAGCCCGTGGAATCTAGATGAGTCTCCTCCTCCGCCTGATGCTCCATTCGACGTTCCGTCCCTGGATTCCGCTTCACTGAGGGGATTCCCTTGGAAGCTCGGAGGATTCGACAACGCGCACAGGCTCGGGGTGTTCTCTGGAACGCCGAAGCCCGCCACGTTGGAGACGATGGGATTCCAGCTGTTCCCGAGTCGTAGGGCATTCATCAACAAGATCAGGATCGTGGCGGACACGCAGAACGCAACGCTCCAGATCGGGTATCGGGCTCGCGCCTTCGATCCCTTGACCTATAGCCAAACTTCCACTCCCGGCGTGGATGGAGCGTGTTCGATTCGGAACAGCTCTCGGTATCAGCAGGTGAAGGTGACGCTCAACAACTGGACCTACGCCCACGGTCTCGACTTCGATGCTCGTGTGGAAGGAACGCGCTGATGTCTAGGGAGATCGCAAGACCTCCTCTCACATGGGGAGGAAAAATCACGGAGCACATCCGTCTCGTGGCTCAGGCCATTCGAGACGTGATCGAGAACATGCCTTCCGCTGGAGAGTTCTCCACGGTCGCAGCGACAACGACCACGACGGTCGTGAACGTACACGTCAACGCGAGAAGCTCCGTGGTTGTCTACCCGCGATCTGCCAACGCAGCCGCACAGCCGACTCAGTGGATCGAGGCACAAGACATGAAGTTCGTCGTCCATCACGCAGCGCACGCTCTCACAGGAGTAGACTACAGCTACATCGTGGCAAACATCCTATGAGCCGCTGGGTCAGACCTGATCTGTTCGATCTAGTCGCAATCTCTCTAGAGACGGACGGGCAGATCGTGGACACGCACGCCGGGAACGATCTGATCGACCAGTTCGATGTTCACATGCAGACGATGGAGCCTTCGCATCATCGCCACGTCCACCGCTTCACGCCAGGGCTCTACATCCGGGAAATCTTCATGCCTGCCGGGATGCTCTGCGTCTCGAAGGTCCACAACACGGAGCATCCGTACATCATCTCGAAAGGCGTGGTCTCTGTGTTCATCCCAGGGAAGGGAGTCGATGTCCTGTCTGCCCCGCACACGGGCATCACGCTCCCTGGAACACGAAGGCTCCTCTACATCCACGAGGACGTGATCTGGACGACCTTCCATCCCACCGATCTGACGGATCTAGAGGAGATCGAGCAGGCGATCATCAGGCCCTACACGAATCATCGACTGGCCTCTTCGGATCTGGATCAAACGACTGAGATCGAGAACGAGGTGAAAGCATGAGCTGGATCGCAACGGGTGTCACGGTCGCTTCCACGGTCGCCACGACGGCGTACAGCGCCTCGCAGGGCGGAGGAGACTCGGCCTCGGCGACGAGCACAGCGACCCGGAAGCTCCCGGACTATCTGCAAAAGGAAGCCAAGAACGCGGCGGACAAGACGAACGAACGCTTCCGGGAGGGAGGACCGAAGTTCTTCGAGGGACAGACCTACGCCGACTTCACGCCACAGCAGCAAGAATACCTTTCGGGCCTGGAGGCGAGGTCTCGCGCGGGCAGCCCGATCATTACGAACGCGCAGCAGGGGCTCGCCGACGTGCTCGGTGGAAAGTACCTGGATCCGAACACGAACCCGTACCTGCGACAGACGTACGACACCGGAGCGGGAGCCGTTCAGCGCAGCCTCACGTCCCAGTTCGGGCGTGGGGGTCGCTTCGGATCCGGGGCGCACGAGAACGCAGCCGGTTCTGCCTACGCGACGCTCGCGAATCAGCTCTACGGAGGGAACTACCAGGCGGAGCGCGACCGGATGCAGGGCGCGTTCGGTCTGGCTCCGTCCATCGAGGGCATGGACGTGACGAACCTGGGCCGCCTGGGTCTCGTCGGCGATGCGTACCAGTCCCAGAAGCAGCGCGCGATCGACGAAGCGAAGGCGCGATGGGACTGGAACCAGCAGCGCCCGGAGCTGAATCTCGATCGGTATCTCGCACGGTTGCATTCGAACATCGGGAC